TCAGGCCGCTTTTTCGGACGAATCTGACACAGAACCCGGCTCCGTATCCGAAGCTTGTTTTACCTGTGTTTTACCCGCTCGCAGCGCCTCGTACACGGTGCGCGCGGCGGCATCTACCTCAAAGGTATCCATGTCCCGCAGATAGATTTCAGTAGTGCTAGTGCGCCGGTGGCCAAGCAGCCCACCAGTAGCTTGCAGGTCACCGCTGAGGGCCCGCGCGCCCAGCGTGGCCAGCGTGCGCCGAGCCACGTGCGAGCTCAGCTTCTTGTCAATGCCGAGCCGGTTCATGGCGCGCTTCAGGTTGGCGTTGATGGCCGAGGTTTCGCGCTTCGTGATGGTGAGCTGCTCGCGTGGGTGCAGCTGGTCGAAGTTGGTCGGTAGGTAGGGTAATATATACTGAGTAGGGGAGGGCGTGCCCTCGGCCGGCCGCAGCGAGTCGAGCAGCGCCGCCAGCTCGGGCGTTACTTCCACGTCCTTCTCGGCGCCGCCCTTATCCATCGTGAACTTGAGCCGGCCGTGGGTGTAGTCGCGCCAGCGCAGGCGCAGTATGACACCAATGCGCGAACCATGGGCATAGTGCTGGAGGAAGTAGACGGTGCGGGCCAGGTGCTGCGCCGGCGGCAGCTGCACCAACTCGAAGTCCGATACCTCGGCTTTTTCTAGCCACACCTGCTTGCCCTTGCCGGTGGGGTACTCATAATACAGGAAGGGGTCTTCCTGTGGCTTCATCTTTTTGGCGCGCACGGCGTCGGCCACGAAGATGTGCAGCGTCTTAAGGTTCTTGCTCACCGTGCTCGGGTCGTTGCCAACGTCGGTGAGCAGGTAGCGCTCGTACTTTTTTATCAGCTCAGGCGTGAGCAGGGGGAAGGGCAGAGGCTTGCCCTCGCCGTGCCAGGTGGCGAGCTTACGCACTACCGGCCGGCGCACGTCGATGGTGCCCTGGGCCAGGCCTGTGGTGGGGCGCCGCTTGGCGTGGGCCGCATCGAGCAGCGCCTGCTCTTCGTCGAGGCGCTCGTGGCAGAACTTGATAAAATCGGGGGCGGAGGGGTCGATGTCGCCGTTGCGCAGCGTGGCCTTCAGTTGGTCGGCGCCCCAGCCGGGATTGTCCTGGGCTAGCTGTTGCGCCCGGTCGTGCCAGCGCAGCAAGTCCTTATTATAGGTGTCGTGGTTTTTGTGGGCGGTGCGCACCCAGTTCTTGGTGAGCAGGGTGGCCTTGGCGTTCCACTGCTTTTCTGGCAAGGAAATGCCGGTGTTCTGGTAGCGCACCACGCGGTCAGCCGTGATGCGCAGGCGCACGTCGAAGAGTCCGTCGCTGTCAGCCTTGGCAGCGAGGACTAGTTTGAAAGTGGCTGGCATGATTACAGGCGCACTTTGGGACGGTCGAAGAACTCATCCACAAACCAGATAGAGCGGATGCTCCGGCGGGAAACAGGCAGGTAGCCAACACGCTCATCTAAAGCGTGCAGCACCAGCATGTTTTTGGTAAACAGGTCATTTGACCGGACGGCTTTGATGGTAACGGTGTCATCATAAGCCACTACACACACCTTATTGTGTATCTGCTCCCACTTCGCCTCATCCAAAGGCCAAGCGATTACCCGCTGACCTGAGTGGAGTAGCGGCTGCATGCTATCGCCGTTCACTTCAAAGACTACTGCTCCCTCATACTTCGTCGCCTCATCAGGTGACATCAAGGTAAGATGCACCGTGTCAAAGTTGCGGGCATCCACCGAAGCACCACCCAATCCGATGTAGGAGGCGCGGGCATGAACGCTCACAAAAGGAAGCTCTACGCTAGGCAACTCATTTAGAAAGGTGATGGGCTGCACTTCGCGAACGGGCACGGTGAAAATTTTTCCTTCCCCGGTTTCTAAAAAAGTGCGCGACACATCGCCAAAATGGTTAACCAAGCTCATCACGTGATTGTGAGTGAATCGCCGTTTTCCCGACTCGTACTCCGACCAATGAGTGTTTTGAAAACCTACAATTCGAGCAAACTCACTTTTGCTTTTAACCCTTGCGCGGTTTTTTAATTCTTGGTAAACCTCAAGAAGTCGTTGACTTAGTGTGCTTTCAGCTAGGGTAGACATTATATAGGTAGTGTTTTGGGTAGGATTTGTATTTTAGTGCTTGCATTATGGTTAACCATAATATTACCTTTGGCGTACTAAACCAAAAGTAAACCAAATGTAAAGCATATGTCAACCAAAAACCCAAATCGGATTACCCGTTTGCTTCCTCACGGCAAATTGAAAGAGATGGCTAAGGAGGCAGGCGTGACGGTGCAGGCGGTAAGTAATGCCCTGCGAGATGGCAAGCCCACGAACCGCTTCGTGCAGCAGGCACTGCAAATCGCCAAGGAGTCGGGCAGCCTCGAAGCGGCTCAGCAGATGGCCTCTATCAAAGCCAACTCCTAGGGGCATGCCTACGCTCGACATCATCTCGCGCGAAGAGCACGAAGCCGCCATTCGTGAGTTGCGGGCCGAGTTCTGCGACATGCTGGGTGCCTACGTTACCGACCACGAGAAATGGCTGACGACGGAAGAGGCTATGCAAGTAGCGGATATCTCCCGCTCGACGCTGGTGCAGTTCGCCCGCGCCTCGCGGCCCGACACCGAAGAGGCTGGCCACATCACCTACCGCAAGGAGGGCACCAAGAGCTTGTACTGCCGCTCCAGCTGTGTCAACTACAAGCGCAATAAACAGGGACGCCGTGCCCTCGCCGCCTAGCTCATGGCCAGCCTCTACCGCCCGCTGCTCGGCCCCTTCGTGCAGGTGCTGCCACCCAGCCAGCAGCCCGCCCCGCCCAAACCCAAGCTCGCTCCCAAAACTGCTGCAATATCCACACGGCCCGCCAAGCGCACCGAGTAAATAATTAATCCTCAACTCGTTTTACAGATGCCTAGCCACGAATTAAACTCGCCCGCCTGGCTCGAAGAGCTGACCGCCAACACAGACGAGCAGCAGCCCGCCTACACGCCCCGCCGCAGCCCGCTGAGTGCCCGCGCTGGCTGGCCTACTGCCGACCCTGCCGAAGCCCGGTTACTGGCCGAGCGCACGGGTACCCCCAACGAGGAGCGCCTGCACGCGCTGCGCCTGCAAGGCGTGCGGCAGCAACTCATCGGGCTTTTCAACGCCCACGAGCTGAGCTACGAAGAGAAGCGCGACGCGTTGGCTTACCTGGCCGAGCACGAAACCGACCTGCCCCGGCTCGCGCGCTGGGAAAAGAACGTGCGCAAAGAGGTGGAGCGCCGCCGCCAAGGCGAGCTGGCCCGCCGCCGAGGCTTGCAGGGCGTGCTCAAGCAGCCCTGCGCCGAGTGCGGCGATGCGCAAGGCTACAACGCCGAAACCTGCGGCACCTGCCTGCGCACCGCCCACCAAAACGCTGCTTAAACCAACAGAGCCGGCGCGGGGGTGCCACCCCGGCCGGCTCCTTTTTTCAACTCAACAACCGCAAAAGTAATGGATTCCTTTGCATCTACTACCGCCCACGTCGCGCTGAGTGCTGCGCTCACTGCTTTCCAAAACGAAGCCAACGGCCTGCTGCTTGCTGCGGGCTACCCGCAGGCAACGGCGCAGGTAAGCGCCAGTATCCTGCCCCAAAACGGCCACGGCTTCAATTTCATGGTTTCGGCTGTGAACCCCGACACCGTGTTTCTCGACACGCTCAGCTTCGGCATGGCCACTACGCCCGAAAAGGCGCTTGATGAGTTCAGCACCCGCCTCGTGCCCGCGCTGGCCCTAAATGCTTCGCTCACGCAGTTACAAGATGCCGCCTAATGAACGCGCCCTTTTTCACGCCCCGCGCCGCTGAGAACTGGCGCGCTGCCAACCCCACCCCGGCCCCCGCGCAGCTCGCTGCCTTTCTGAATGCTGACCCGCGCCCACTACCGGCCCCCACGCAAACGCATCTCTCGCCCGGCCTGCTTAAAGCTGTGCTCACGTTGGTGGGTGCGGTGGTGCTAGGCCTCATCGGCGCCTGCCTCTAAAACCTAAAGTGATTATGAGCCAGCGCACCATCACCCTGGCCGATGAGATAACTGACCTGCGCCGCGAGTTGAAGATGCGCCAGCAAGTCTATCCCAATCAGTTACTGGGCATCACGGACCCGCGCAAGCGCGCCGAAATCACCGAGCAAAACGAGCACCGCATGGCGTGCACCCGCGCTACCCTCGCTCGCTTAGAAGCGCTTATCCCGCAGCAAACCAGCTTATTCTAATGGATAGCCTCAAAGGATTTTTCTCGAAGCATGACCGCGCCCGCCACGAGTGGGCGCGGGTTAACGAGCCGGCCCGCAACGGCCTGGCCCTGCGCCTGGCCAGCGAGCGCGCCACGGCTGAGCTGCGCGCCCGGCTGCCCTTCCGCTGGCAGCCGGGCGTGGTGAGGTCACGCTACCAAGGCCCGCCCGTGTGGGAGCGCGGCCCGGCGGCTGTTCACGTCATGCTGTTGGAGCCGGCGCAGCTGGGCAAGGAAACCCGGCCCGCTGGCGACTGGCTGTGCCGGGCCTCGCTCGACACCGACACGGGCGAGGTGCGCTACGAAAGCCAGCAGGCGCCCATTCATGCCGACGGAACGGGCGGCCCCCGGGCCAACTACCTGCCCACCCCGACCTGCAAGAACTGCCTCAAAAAGGCGCAGACCTTCGCCGCTTGCTGCTCATGAGCGCCGCCCGCCACTCCCACCCGGCCCCGGTGCTGATGACTGCCCAGCGCGGCGGCGAGTCAGCGCCCACACCTGCCAAAATGAGTTTCTACGACCTGCAAAATTTATTCTGGCAACTAGACGCGAGCGAGCGCTTTAGCGGAACCGAAACGCGCCTGTATTTCTATTGGCTCAACCGCCTCAACGCAGGCCTCAACGGCGAGTACTGGCCGGAGGAGTACCCGCGCTGGAGCAAGCAGGTAGAGGCCGACCTGGGCCTCACCGATAAGACGCTCGCCGCTGCCCGCACGGTATTGGTCAAACGTGGGCTGTTGAGCTACCGCGAGAGCAAGAGTAAGAGCCGCGCCGCTATGTGGGGGCTCGGTAAGATTAGCCGGAATAATTCCGGCCAATCTGACGAGATACCCCCCGATATGAGCCGGAAAGATTCCGGCCAATCTGATGGGATAGCCCCCCACATGACCCGGAATAATTCCGGTCAATCGAGCAACATTCCCCCCCACATGACCCGGAATAATTCCGGCCTTTATAAGGAAAAGACAGAAGACCTTAATAACGATAAAGACAAAGACCCAGCCGCTGGCGCGGCGGGCGGGGGCAGCGAAGATTTTGGAGCGTTGCCAGCTGAGCAGCCCAACGACGCTTCGCACACCGAGGGGGGCGCGACCGATGTAGCTACATCGAAGCCGGTCGGCCCCCGTGGCTGGGCCTACGACCCCGCCGCTATCGCCGACAACCTGCGCCTGCCCTTCGCCAGTGCCGAGTTCCGCGCCGCCTGGGTGGCCTACCGCACCTACCGTGAAGAAATGGGCTACCGCCGCCTCACGGGTGGCCTGATGGAGCAGCAGCAACTCGACAGCCTGGCCCAACTGGCTGCCGGCAGCGAAGCCCACGCCCTGCTGCTCATCGAGCAAGCCATCGGCGCTGGCTGGCAAAAATTCTACCCTCTCGATAAAAATTATGCAACCGCTCGCCAATCTTCTAGCAACCGCAACCGCCCCGCAGCCGGCAACGGCCGCGTCGAAACCCTGCCCACCACCAACTACGGCCGTAACCGGGGCGGGCAGGCGCCTGCCAGTCCTGCCGCCTGACTCGCCCGACCTCGTGCAGCTGCTGCCCGCTGAGGCTGAGCTGGCGCTGATGAAGGCCCGCGCCGCCAAGCACGGCCAGCTCTACCGCGCCCACCACACCTGGCAGGTGCTCAATTGCGACCTCGTGGAGTGCGACTTCGAGGGCGGCCTGGGCTACGTACTGCGCGCAACCAGCACCGAGCCCGAACCTTACTACCCGGCCAGCGCCGCCGACGTGGTGCTCACGCCCGCTGAAACCACGGCCGCGCTGCAAGCCGGGCAGGTACTCAAGTGGGGCGAGCTAAAATCTTCCTACCACCTGGCCACCCTCACGCAGGCCCGCTTGCCCCAGGTCAAGCAGGTGGCCAGTTACGAGCAGGTGTATGGCTGGGCTATGAGGTCGGCGCAATTCATTGCCGACCGTCGCACGCCTGCTTTCGACTTCGTAGTCGATGAACACAATACCCGCGTGTTCGACCTGCTTTGCTTCTACCACGCGGGGGACAAGCGCTTTGAAACCCTGGGCGAAGAGTGGGGCTTCGGCCCGCTGAGTCTGGGCAAAGGCAACGCCCTTTTCGGTGGGGTAGGGCGGGGTAAGACCATTCTGCAAGATGTGTTCCGGCAGAGCCCCAGCCGCCCCTACGGCCTCGTGTCGGCCCGCAAAGTATCCGACGTGTTCACCGAGGACATGACGGCCAACGAGGGCAAGCGGCCGATTGTCAGCAGCGCGCAGAAGCTCTACCGCGGCCTGGGCTTCGACTCGCGGTGCCTATGCTTCGATGACGTGGCCCGTGAGGAAGCAAAGCACCAATACATGGGCAATTGGGTATACCCGATGCAGCGCGTGATTCTCGACCGCTACGACGCCGTGCAGCGGGGCCACCTGCCCCTGTGGGCTACTCACCTCACGAGCAACAACCCGCTGGAGCCCCAGGATGCCACGCCCGGCATGCCCAGCCTTACCGAGCTCTACGGCGAGCCCGCTATCGACCGCCTTTACGAGATGTGCAACATTATTTCCCTGGGTGGCCCGAGCCGCCGCAGTTAAGATGGACGCCGATAAAATCTACCTCGAAACCGTGCGCAACATCGCCACGGCTATCAGTGGCCACGCCTGCCCCAACGGTCGCACCTCGCTGAGCGCGTTCTGCGAGTGCTACGGCTTCTCGCGCCAGAACCTCACGCAGCTACTGCTCGGCACCCGTGGCCACGATATGAGCCTGGGCCTGTTCCTGCGCATCTGCTACTACCTCAATCCCGACAAGGCTACCTGTCGCCCACCCAGCGACACTGACCCACGCATGGCTATCAGCCTGCGCCATTGCCTGGGAATCGACTTTGTGGGGCTGTACGCCTCAGTTATGAGCCTTGAATTTTCCTAGCCTTCCACCTTTTCCTTATGATACCCGCCGACATCACTGAACGTCTGCAATTCTTTGCCGACCCGCGCTTTCGCTTCGACCCAGAGCCACACGAGTACTGGCTGGGCGAGCGCCGGCTGACCAATTTCAGCACCTGGATTGAGGACTACAAAAAGCCCTTCGACCGCGCGGGCATCGCGGCCAGTACCGCCGCCTACCGGGGCTGCTCGGCCGAGGACGTGCTAGCCGAGTGGGACCGTAGCGCCTGGGTGGGCACCAAGACGCACGAGTTCATCGAAGCCTACTACCAGCACGCGGGCGTAGGCGAGCTGCCCCGCCCGCACGACGATGCCGAGGTGCAGCTGCGCTGCCGTAAGTTTTTGGAGGTGCACGCCTTTCGGTTGAGCGAATTTCTGCCGGTGGCGCAAGAGCTGAGCCTCTTCCACGAGGCCAGCGGGCTGTGCGGTACGCTGGACTTCCTGGGCTGGCACATGCCCACGCAGGCGCTCTTTGTGCTCGACTGGAAAACCAACAAGGCCATCAATACCAACGCCAGCCGCAGCGGGCGCACCATGCTCGGCCCATTTGCCGACCTCGACGAGTGCGAGTTGAATACTTACTCGCTGCAAAACAGCCTGTACCGGCTGCTGCTCGAAGAGGCGGGCATCCCAACCGTGGGCGGCGCCATCGTGCATCTGCCGCCGGGGCAGCTGCCCAGCCAGGTCTACCGTGCTACCGATTACCGCGCCCGGTTGCGGACGTTGCTTTTCTGAGCCATGCCATCGACCCCGCCACCACCACCGCACAACGACCGGGATTGCCCGAGTATCTGCTGCCGCGAGTGCCGCATCTGGGTGGCCGCCACCCAACATCCAGACCTGTTCGACCCTGTGACTGGCAAGCGCAAGCGCCGCCCCCGCTGATGCCCGAGCCCATTCCCCAACCCCAGCCCGCACCGCCTCACCGCGATGCGGGCTACGGCGTGGTAGAGCCTATCGATGGCCGGGGCCTGCGCTTCGTGGCCTGGGCCGCCTCGCCCGACTGCGTGAAGGAGCTTGCCGCCGTGGCCCGCAAGCACGGCCACAAGCCCCACGGCACCGACCGCTTCATCACCGAATCCAGCCCCTACTAAACTCCGAGAAACTTCCCCTTTTCTGCAAGCCGCTATGCCTCTTAAGCAACTGATTGCCAATATAGATTCCCGCCCAATTCCTCCAATGACGCCAGTATTATCCACCCAAACACCTGCCGAGAAACGCCAAACCAAGCGCGCCGAGAAGCTCAAAGCGCGGAATATCAAAATCCGGGAGGAGTTTGCTGAGGGCTACACGAAGCAGCCGCGGCCACGCAAGTACACGCGGGAGTACGTCATCGCACTGATAGCTGACAAGCACTACCTGTCGATGGCCACGGTGGAGGATATCATTTATAAGCAAGTGGCATAAAAAAGCCCCGCTAGCACTCGCCAGCGGGGCTTCTATTGATTATCTCAACTTTTCAAATTTTGAACTCAAAATCTCCCGCAAGAACACCCTAACTGCCTCTTGCTCGCTATAATCCTTTCCTTCTACCCGCGCCCTTGCAGCACTTATAACCTCATCGGGTACGATAAACTCTCCTACGCCATCAATGCGCAAGATTCTATCAACTGGGCCATTATACTCTAGCTTTTGGGCATAACTGCCGACAGCGATATCTAATTCAATCTTTGCGGATGCAGTAAGACCAAACGCTCCTGTTGTGTTCTGCATATACGAAATGGGTTAAGATGTAGCACTAATATATGATATGAAAGAATCATTCCAAGAAAAAGCCCCGCTGGCGAGTGCTAACGGGGCTTTTAGATTTAGGGCATAGGAATCTTATTCCTATGATACTTTAAATACTTCTTTTCTTATCATTTCCTCCTTCATCTCTATCGCATCATTCAGCTTAGAGAACTCACCTTGATGAGAGGTGCCGTTTTGCTTAGAGATAAATTTGGCAACCACTTCAGTCAGTACTGATACCGCCGCACCAGTCTGAATTACCCCGTCCAGTATTGCTTGAAGTGTCTGAGCTTCGTTTAATTGACCAGGAGTGTTGTTTTCGGCCATTTCAAGAAAGAATTAAGGTGAGGTGCTAAGCTAACTAATTGGGAGCACATACCCACTCTGCATGGGCACCGCCGGCCGCCGCCCTGGCCCCACGCTTGCCGCCATGTTGCTCACCACGCCATGCGCCTGTGCCCCGTCGTTGTCGAGCAGCTCGGTCATGTACCCCATGGCCAGGCACCAGGCTTCGGGGTGCTGCGGCCGGTCGCGGCGGTAGCTGCTGCGCGTGAGCGGGCCGTAGCCATCGCCAAGGTGGTGCTGTAAGGCGTGGTGTACCTGCTGCACCACTTCCAACCGCTGGAGCATCGCCCCGCGGCCCACCGCGCCCTCGTAGCTCTCCTCGCTCACCTCCACGGCCACGGTGAAGCGCAGCAGCGCCGGCCCCGTCTGGATGCCCGCGCCCATGTCCTTCCACGCCACGCTCTCCAGGTCGATGTACACGGCGGGGTACTGTATCGGCTCCTGGTTCTCGTAGTCGAGCTGGGCCATATCGAGGTCAATGGTACCCAGGGCGGGCACGGCGGCCCGCAGGTGGTCGCAGAGCTGCGGGAAAAGCTTGTGTAGCATTAGGCGGGGCTGATATTAACGTTTTGAGTAGGCCGCATGACGTTCGCCACACCTTGTCCGAGGTAGTTGCGCACCTCATCGTTGAGCGCCTTGGACGCGCCCATGAACTGCCGCTGGGGCATGTCGGTGGCCAGGGTGCGGGTGTGGGCCTTCACGTCCGAGGTGCCGATGTGAGTGCGCACGTATTTGGCTTTTCGCGCACCGGGCGCCGAAACCTCATCTTCCTGGTAGCGCCGGCGGCGGTGGGCGCGGATGTTCTGCGTGGCGTGCAGTACGCCGCCTTCGTTGTGCAGTTGGGCGTAGGACACATCGCTGCCCACGGTTACGCTGTCGCTGTCGGTGCTGGTGACACGAATGCTGCGCCGCAGGCGGCCCGACTTCACTAGGATGGCCCGGCCCTTCTTATCGGCTTTCTTGCGCTTGGGCCAGGCGTGGGTGACGCCGGCCCCATCGGTGAAAGCCTGCCGCCGAAACGAGCCCACGAACTCGCGCACGGCCAACTGGCCCATCATGCGGGGCGCGCTGCGCAGGAAGCGGTCGATTTTGGCCGCATCCTGTTCTAGTTGCCGCTGAATATTATTCGCCATCGCGCAGGGCTAAAAAGTACGGGTGGCCTTCGGGAAAGATGATGCCCGAGGTGCCCACGTTGTTATTAAACAGCGCGTCCGGCTCGGGCAGCGCTTTGAGCACCTGCTTCGGGGTAGCCGCCGCGCCCGGTGCCGCTACGGTAGCGGTGCAGCGGCAGAGCCAACCGTTGGGCGGGTAGTGCGTTTTCCACCAGGCGTCATCGGCCGGGCGCGTAATGCCATCCCAAGCCCGGTGCTCGGCGCGCACGCGCTCATCGCCCACGGTCTGGTATTCGAGCATATCGGTGGGCTCAAATTCCTGCCAGCGGGCGGCCATCTGGGCGCTGGCCACGGCGTGCTCGTACTCGGCTGCCAGCCAGCGCACGTTGTAGTTCTGGTGCAGGACTAGTACCTCGGCCTCGAAAGCTGACCAGCTGCGGATGTTTCCGGTCTCGTCGAGCAGGGCCGCGCTCAGCGCCTCGGTGGCGCTGGCTGTCTTAGCCTGGGAGAAAAGCTGCACGTTCTGGCGTAGAAAGGCAGCCTGCGCAGGGTCGTGCTGCTCGTAGCTGATGGTTACGGCCGCTTGCAGGCGCTCATCGTAGTGGCGGGCCAGCTCCGCATCGAGTGGCAGGGCCTTGCGGCGCTTGGGTGGTGTTTCGAATAGCTGCCGGGCTACCTTGGTAAACAAGTCTAGCAAGCCACCGGCCGCCTGTGCCGTGGTGATGTGGTCGGGTGGGCCTGCGTGGTGATGTGTGCAGGCGCGGGCGTACAGGGCCGTTACGTCCGCGCCGCGGGCTTTCCCGGCTTGGGGGCCGGCTGCCCCGGTGCTGGGGGCTGGGTGCCCGGTGCCACAACCGGGGCCGGCGGCTCGGGCTTTTCTTCCACCTCCACGCCGAAGGTTTCTTTGAGGTAGGCGGCGGGCACGCGGTAGCCCGAGTCCTTCATGATGCCCTGCACAATTTTGAACAGCTCGGCTTTGCTGAGCGTCTCTGTCTCATCCCACTTGAACTCGAAGCCGGCCACGGGGTAGCCGTGCAGCAGTAGCTTATCCCACAATTCCCACATCACGAGGTTGCGCACGTAGGTCTTATCGGCCAGCGTGTACTTGTCGGCCACGCGCTCGTGCACCTCGCTCTGGCTCAGGCTGGCCCCGTCTTCGGTGGTCATAGTCTGGCCCAAAATGAGCTTGCTGAGCTCTTTGTTTGGGTAATCAATCAGCCCGCTGAATACCTCTTCCTTGAAGGTCTGCGGCTGGTGAAACTCGAATTCGGTATTGGGCGGCAGGATGGCGTAGGCCGCCCGGCCCATGTTTTTGAGCATGTTTTCCACCTCGCGGCGGTCCTCATCCTGCAAGTCCATGTTCACGGTGCGGATGGGTAGCGCGAAGCGCTCGCAGTACTCTGACCACGCCGACATCGCGTTTTTCTTCCAGATGACGTGCGGAATCGCCTTGTGCAGCAGGCCCAGGTCACGCGATTCACCCATTTGGATAATCCACTGTGAATCCAGGCCCTCCCGATAGAATACGCCCGTTGTAGCGCCGGGCGAGTCCCGAATTAGCCCGAACTCGGGAATGGTCATTTCGGGCTGAATCACCTCCAGGCCCAAAAACTCCCCATCGACCGGCGGCAGCAGCTCCACGACGCGCGGCCCCCAAAAGCGGGCTTCCATCGCTTCCATGCAAAACTTGTAGAACCACGGCGTCTGAAACAGGCGCGTGAGCTTCTCATCCTCCTTGCCGCCTTTCTTGGTCACGATTTTGAAGGGCTGGCTCAGTAGGTTGAGCTTACGCGTCTCCAGCACGCTGCTCAGGTGCGAGTCGAGCACGGCTTCGCGGTAGAGACGCAGCAGTTCGGTGCGGTCGGGGTAGTAGAGGTTTTCGGCCCAGCTCAGTGCGTTGCGCCACTGTCCTAGGTCGGCGCGCAGCCGCACCACCTGGTGCTCGGTGATGCGCGAGGCCACGGAGGTGCGGCCGCCCTTGGTTGGGGCGGTAGTTTGGGTAGGAGTGCTGAGACCGGCGGCGCGGCGTAGTTTTTCGAGCGTATTCATAGCTTACCAGCCAAGTTGTTGAGTGGGGGCGCTGCCCCATTTGAAGCGGCCGGGGGCCTCACCCACGGGCAGGGCTGGCAGGTTGGCCGAAATCTTACCGGCGGCCACGGCCTTGAGCCAGGCCGTGGCCTGGTCGTAGCGGTCGATGCGCTTCTCGGGCATGGCCACGCGCCCGTGCCGGCTGTGCACGGTGTAGAGTGCGATGTCCACCATGTAGGTGATGATGAGTGCGCTGCGGTCGGCGTGTGGGGCGCTGAAAATCTTGGCCACGTCGTAGCGCTGGCGCAGGAAGCTTTCGATGTACTCTTGGGCCGAGAGCTCGGCCAGCGGCAGGGCCGTGGCATTGCCCTGCAGCACGATGTCGAGTTGGTCCTGCTTGATTTGGGGGCCGTAGTCGTCGGGGGTGAGGAAGCTCATCGCTCGGAAGCTATTTGGGGGATTGCCGCGATATGTTGACGTTGCCAGATGTCAGGCAGATGATGTATACTTTGCCTAGAAGAGGGTCTTGTTGCAGCATTGTGCGAGCAGTCGCCAGGGCAGCCAAGAAGTCACTACTCGTTGGGCTGTGATGAATCGTTTTTGATTTCATTGTCATCGGCATAGTTACCAGGCGCGTTGGGTGGTTTCGGCGCGGTCGCCAATCTTAGGTTTGCTGGTGCCGGCACGCTGGTAGGCGCGCCACTCATTCTGAAAGCAGCGGCACAGGAAGTAGTCGTTGGCGTCGGTGGCGTGGCCGTAGGGCTCGTAGCTCACCTTCGTCTTGGGGTCGGTCACCTTCTTTTTCTGCTTGGTGCCGTCCGAGTCCTTTTTCACCTTCTGGTAGTCGGTGCTCGTGACGTTGCAGCCTTTGTCGAAGCGCAACTGGATGCCATCCTGCTCGTGGGCCAGGATGTCATCGACCCACAGCCCGCGCATGTTGACGCTGGGGGCCGTGGACTCCACGCGCAGCGTCAGCTTGGGTAGCCCCCGCAATTCCTTGAGCACAATTGTGAAATCGTTGCTGCCCTGCTCGGTGCGGGTGTCGCCATGCTTGCCTGCGGGGTCGCCGTACACGAACACCTCGGCCCGGTGCTGGCCGAAACGGCGCATGAAGCGCTGGCAGGCCAGCTTCGTTTTCCCGTCCTGGGTGAATTCGGCTATCTGCGTGGCCTTCTTGCCCCGCACCTGCCACACGTTGAGCGTGACGCCCGGTGTCAGGTTGAAGTCGAGCGTCACGTGCAGCGGCAAATCCGGGTCGTAGGTGCCGGCGTAGTCGCCCACATGCAGCTGCGTATCAAAGCTGGGGTAAAACTCGCCGCCGGTCTTTTCCACCGCATTCCAGTCTCCATCGAGCAGGCGCTGCCGGTCGTAGTCCTTGAGCTGCTCCAAACTCTTCTTGTATATCCGCACAAACTCCCGGTCGGGGTTGTCGGTCACGAGCGCCTGAATCACCTGCTGGTAGGGCTTTAGCAGCACCGGGTTGTTGTCGGCGTCGAAGACGTACTTGAGCCGTACCCAGGTATAGCCTGGGTTACAGGTAATCAGTATTTTGGGAATCAGGCCGAACTCAGCCAGCTTCCAGCGGATGCGGCTTTTCAAAATATCGGCTCCCTTCTCGGGCACCCCGTCGTTGGCTTCTTCAATCCAGACGTCGGTGATTTCGAGCGAGCCCAGGCGCTGATAATCCTCATCGCTGGGCGAGTAAGCCAGCTCTTTGAAAATCTCGCGGCTACCGTTGGCGAACACCAGCGCCTCGGGCGCGCCCGAGCGCGACACGTAGCGGTAGTCTACACCCATCACCAGCTTCCACTCGGCCAGCACCTTGAAATAGGTGATGAGCGTCGATTCCTTGATGTCGATGAGGCGCGTGCGCGCCGTGACGCCCCGGCTGTCGGGGTAGCGTAGCCGGCGGTAAACCTTCCAGCTGGCGCCCAGGTACGACTTGCCGCCGCCGGCTGCTCCGCCGTACATCAGCTCTTCGGTGATGTTGTCCTCCAGCGCCTGCCAGGCCAGGTGCTGTTTCCACGAGGGGCGGAAGCTGATGCCCGCTCCCTCAAAATAGGCCGCATCGGCGCGGGCCGCCTGTTTGGCGGCGGCTTTTGCTTTATTGGCCATCGGCGGTCGGGTCGGTAGGGGCGATGTAGTTGAAGGTGAAGCCGCCGGGGGCCTTCACTTCGGTTTCCGTTTTTTCGCGGTAGCCCTCCACGAGCTGGAACCACAGCTTGGCGGCGGCCGTGTCGGGCGGGTAGTGCTCCGTGTACTCTTGCTCTTCCACCTTCGAGCCGCAGCCCGCACCCATCGATACGGTCATGAATTTCACGGCCGGATGCGCGTAGCCCACGGCCCGCTCGTAGAGCTTGAGCACCACGTGGGGCGTGAGCTGCTGGAAGACATTGGCCGCCCCGTTGCCCAGCTTCACCCGTTTCAGGTGCGCCTTCACGGTTTTGTCGCTCAGGCCGGTTGCTGCCACCAGTTCCTGCACAGTGGGCTTGCGCATTTCCTTGCGGATGATGCGCGCGACAGCCTTCTGGATTTTAGCCCGGTTGCGCTGGCTGTCCTGACGTTCTTCGAGCGGGTTAGTGGGCATAGGTACCCCAAAACTGCCCTACGGGCCGTTTTTACGCCAATTCTTGCCAGTAGCAACGGCAAAATTTGCCGTGCGCCACGGCTATCCATGCCGTACCCGCCCTGCCCAACTTGCCCGCCCTGTGGCGTGGGGGCAGTTTTGGGCCCTAATGGAGCGCGAACTACTTCTTTTCAGCACGATTGAACTCGCCACCGTCGCGTTAGTCGACGCCTGGCTGGATGCGCTGGAAAATGCCGGGGCCCGCGTGGGCACTGTGCGCATCAACTCGCTGGGCGGCTCCTGGCACGCGGGCCAACTCATCCGCTCGCGGGTGCTCATGAGCAAGGTGGCCGTTACGACGGTGAACGAAGGTGTGGTTGGCTCGGCCGCCACCCTCATCTATGCCGCCGGCAAGGTGCGCCAGTGCCAGCCCCACGCCAAGTTTATGATGCACCGCGTCAGCAATGACGTGGGCTACACCGACGAAGACGGGCTCACCAAGGCCCTGAGCGCCCAGCGCGCCCTCAATCGCAGCACGGCAGAGATGTACGCCGACGTGACGAGCGTGGCCGCCGACGAGTGGGAAAAGAAAATGGCCGCCGAAACCTGGCTCAAGGCTGGGGAGGCCAAGGAAATCGGCTTTTGCACGCAGGTGCTACCTGGCAACGCCGCGCTGGTGGAGCCCGACGCTATGATGTCGGGCGCTGACCTGCACGGCTTTTACATGTCCATCATAACTCCTCAACAGGAAATGAAACTTGAAGATGTTCGCAATTCGCTGAAGCTGGCCGGCATCGACCTGCCCGCCAACGCCACCGAAGCCGACGCACTTGCGGCCATCGGCAAACTCAAAAACCAGGCTGCCGCCCAGACCCCGAAAGAGGATGAGGAAGATGAGCTGACCAAGCTGCGCAAGCGCGTGGAGGCCATGGAGCAAGGCCGCGCGGCTGAGCAGGGCAGCCTCATCGAAACTACAGTAAACTCGGCCATCGCCGCTGGCAAAATCACGGCCTCGCAAAAGGATACTTACACGAGTATCCTCAAAGCCGACTTCACCAACGGCAGCAAGGTGCTGGCCGAGATGAGCGGCCGCACGCCCGTGAGCCGCCGGCTGCCCGAGCAGCCCAAGGGCCAGGCCGATGCTGCCCGCAACGATTGGGACTTCGAGAAGTGGAGCAAGGAGGACTCGGCTGGCCTGCGCGCCATGAAGTCGGCCGACCCCGACAAGTACCAGAACCTACTCGACGCCTACACCAGCTAGGCAGCTTACCACCTATTTCTACCGGGCTATCACTCGATTTATTGCCTTTCAACGTTTTATGAAGAACCTATTGTTATTCGGTAAGCTGCTCGCTGGCCTGGTGCTGGCCTTGTTTGTGGGCGCGCTCATCAGCCACGCTACCGGCTTCAACCCGCTGGCCTGCGGCGTGACGCTGTTCGCGGCCCAGGTGTGGCGCGCCTGCCAGAACCCGGCCGGCGAGGCTCGGGGCCTGGCCTTCGATGACCCGCTCACCACCATTTTCACCCGCGAGCTGCAAAAGCTCCTGTTTCCCAACAACGAGTTTTATAAGCAGTCGCTGCTTATCGGCTCGGGCGCGGACATTTCGGCCCGCTTCTTCGAGATTCCGCAGGAAGTAGAAATGCCCGAAACGGTGACTAACCCGACCGTTTTCCCGCTGGTGGTCGGTGAGCTGACCGACGACAACGAGGTGGTAGAAATGGACCTGCACGCCACTAAGCCTACCCGCCTCGGTGACCGTGAAGCCCTCGAAACCACCTTCGACAAGCGCAGCTCCATCCTGAGTCGCCACGCCACGGCGCTGGATTTACTCTGCGCCAACACGGCTATCAACCGCTGGTCGAACATCGACCTCGTGAACGCGGTGGTGCGCACCACGGGCGCCGCCAAGGCCGCCTCACTGCCTGGCCAGACCGGCAACCGCAAGGCCATCGCTAAAGATGACTTCATCAAGGCGAACGAGATTCTCGACCGCACCAACATGAAGGGCCAGCGCTACGCTTTGGTGGGTGCCACGATGTACAGCGACCTGCTGCGCATCCCCGATTTCGTGGACTACCAGAAAACGGGCAACACCTCGGCGCTGCTCACGGGCGCGCTCGGTGAGTTGTTCGGCATCAAGTTTTTCAAGCGCAGCACGGCCGCCACCTACACCGGGGCTATCACGCCGAAAGCGGTGGGCGCGGCCCTGACGGGCACCGACCAGGAAGGCGCGCTTATCTGGGTGGAGGGAGCCGTGGGCCGCGTGGAAGGTGCGGTGAAAACTTACCTCAATGCGCAGCAGGCGCAGTACCTGGGCGACATCATGAACGCCGCCGTGCGCTTCGGCTGCAACCTGATGCGCGCCGATAAGGCCGGCATCGTGAGCATCATTCAGGACAACGGCTAAAAGCTACTAGCTACTAGCTACTAGCTACTAGCTAACAGCTACCAGCGGCCACTCTTCGGGGTGGCCGCTTTTGGCGGCAAAAGGCTATCCCTTTTCTCTTCGCTATGGCTACCAACCGCAACAAAAGCACCACCGACACGGCCCCCGCGCCCGCTGAGCAGGTGGACAAGAAACAGGCCGCGGCCGAGGCCTTCGCGGCCAACCCCAAGGCTAAGAAGTTTTTCCAGACCTCGGACGGGCAGTGCTTTGCCCAGGAAGGCGACGCCAAAAACCACGCCAAGCGCCTCGGCGACAAGGAGGTGGACGAGGTAACGCCCGAAGCCGCTGAGGAAGAGGCCACCGCCGATAAAGCCTAATTTATCATGCACCTCGAACTGAAGCGCACCACCTTCACCAAGGAAAGCACCATCGGCGAGCTGTTCGTCGATGGCGTTTTCGAGTGCTACGTGTGTGAAGACCCCGTGCGTGCGTCCGGGGTGAAAATCTACGGTAAAACGGCCATCCCGGCGGGCGAGTACCGACTGCGCGTGACCTACTCCAACCGCTTCCGCCGGCTGCTGCCGCTACTGGTGAACGCCCCCGGCGGCACCATCCGCTTCGGCCAGAACCTCATCGACGATTGCGGCGTGCGGATTCACAGTGGGAACACCGCGGCCGATACGGAGGGCTGCCTGCTGGTAGGCCTCGACAAGAAAGTCGACTTCATTGGCCGCTCGCGTGATGCCTTCAGCCGCTTCTTCCCCCGCCTTCAGGACGCTGTGGCCGCCGGCCCGGTGACCCTGACCATTCGCTAAGCCGTGAATCAGGAATACATCGTGGGCCTCGTGGCCACCATCGTGCTGGCCCTGATTGGCAGCCTGCTCAAGCGCAGCATCGATAGCCTCGATACGAAGCTCGATACGACCTGCAGCGCAGTAGAGGCCATGAAGCTGGAGATGAAGGGTTACGAGACACTAACGCAGTACCTAAAATCGGACGTGGAGAGCCTCAAAAATGAAAATGGCTCGCTCCGCATGGCCGTCAACAACATGGACAAGTGGATTTACGCCCTGGGCCAGCGCACTGGCCACCCGACCCCGCCACCGCCCGCCGCCTAAGTCTATGCTTTATCCGTTTCTGCGCACCCTTGCTATCACGCTGGCCATGGTACTGCTGGCCGGGTTAGCCTACTGGCAGCTGAGCCCGCCGCCCACACCGCCCCTGACCAAGCACCAGGAAACTGCTCTACGGGCAAGCGTGGCCGCCGGCCAGCAGGCCGCCGCGCAGCACGAGGCCCAGGCCACCCGCGCCGACACAGCTGCCCAGCAGCTCTACCTCAGTGGCCAGGCCATCGCCCGCATGGCCCAGGAATACCACCGCCTTACCTACCCCAACCATGCGCCGCTGCCTGCTACTCCTTCCGCTGCTGCTCTCGATAGCCTCCAGCGCATTCTCTCAGCCTACTAAGCCGGTGTGCATCCCAGCGGTGCAGGCGGCTAAGATTGCCGACTCGCTGGCCGTGCTGCCGCTGGTGCGCCGCGAGGCCTGCGCCTGGCAGCGGGCCGCCGGCCACTTTCAAAGTGCCAGCGACTCGCTGCGCGTGGCCTACGTGGCGCGGAGCGCGGCCTACCAAACGTTGCGCGGGGCTATGCTCGACCAGCAGCTGCTCACGGCCAACGAAACGGCCAAGGCTATCGGCTGGCAGCAGCGCGCCCGGCGGCGCGGCTGGCTCAACTGCCTGCTGCTCGGCGCCCTGGCCAGTGTTGGGTACCTCTCTTTAAAGTAATAGTTTTCCATGAATACGCTCTGGCAACGCCTCAACTCGCCCACGCCGGCTTTCTGGCGCAAGGTGCGCAAAGTTGGCTTGGTGGCCACCGCCGTGGGCGGGGCCATGTCGGCCGCCCCGACCACCCTGCCTGCCTGGATTGCCCTGGTGGGCGGCTACCTCACCGTGGCGGGGGGCGTGACCATGGGCCTGGCTTCTATCACTTGTACCGATGCGCCGACGGCGCAACAGCCTTCCTAAGCTTATGCTACCTGACGTACTTATCAAAAAAGGCCGCGGCGGTTTGGGCCGGCAAAAGCCCACCGACGACGGTATCAGCGGCCTGCTCACGCAGGGCGTGGCTGTGGCGGGCAAGCTGGCGCTCGAAACCGACTACGAGCTGCGCTCGGTGCCGGCAGCTGAGGCGCTGGGCATCGTGGCCACGGGCGTTTACGCCACCACGCACTACCACATCAGCGAGTACTTCCGGCTGAACCCCGGCGCCATCCTGCTGGTGCGGGTGGTGGCCCAGACCGTGCCGATGGTGGACATGCTCGACCGCACCCTGACCCACGCCAAGAGCATGCTGGTGGCCGGCAACGGTCGCATCAAGCAGCTGGGCGTCGTGCTCAACCCGGCGGCTATCTACGTGCCCGTCGTTAGCCACGGCTTCGACGATGACGTGTTTGCCGCGGTAGCGAAAGCCCAGGCACTGGCAGAAGAAGAGTTCGTGCAGCACCGCCCGGTCGTTATCCTGCTGGCGGGCCACAGCTACGCGGGCGATGCGGGCGACATCGCAAACCTGCGGGCGTTGGATGCCGAGCTGGTGAGCGTGGTGCTGGGTACCGACTTTCTGAAGTACCCCAGAGAGCCCGCCCTGGGCACGCTGCTGGGCACTGTGAGCGCCGCCGCTGTGCATGAAAACGTGGGCTGGGTAGGTAAATTCAACCTGGCCAGCGATGGGTATTTTCTGCAAGCCGGCCTCAGCAATGGCAAGGCCTTGAGCGCCCTGGTACCGGGCGATGTGGAGGCCCTGCACGACAAAGGCTATATTCTGGCGTTGCAGCACGCGGGCATCGACGGTAACTACTGGAACGACTCGCACACCTGCACCGGGCTCGACAACGACTACGCCTACCTTGAAAACGTGCGCACCATTAACAAGGCGTGCACAATTACCCGCCGGGCGCTGCTGCCGAGCCTGAAAGGCCCGCTGCCCCTCACGGCCACCGGCGCGCTGCGCCCCGCCGTGGTGGCCAGCCTGGAGGCCAGCATCAAAACGGCTATTGAGGCGGGGATGCTGCGGGCGGGTGAAATCTCGGACCTCGACGTGTATATCGACCCCGACCAAGATGTGCAAAGCACTTCCAAGGTGGAAGTGAAGCTCAACCTCATTTCCGTGGCCACCGGCCGCCTGCTGGAGGCCACCGTGGGCTTCGCGCAAACCCTGTAAACCGATGAATACGACCCCTTTGATTAACGGTGTGGCCTATTCGTGGGCCGACATCAACGCCCAGATGCTGAATCGCACGGTGCTGGGCATCACGGCCATCAGCTACGAAGACGAGCAGGAAATTGTCGACAACTACGGCGCGGGCTCCTTTGCCACCAGCCGCGGCTACGGCCAGAACAAATTCAAGGGCATGCTCACGCTGGAAATGAAAGAAAGCGAGCGCCTGGTGGAGGCCGTGCCCACCGGCCGCTTGCAGGACATTCCGCCTTTCCCCATCGTGGTGAGCTACGAGAACGCTGCCAATAAAATCGTGACGCACAAGCTGCTCATGGTGCAATTCAAAAACAATAAGCGCAACGTGAAGTCGGGTGACACCAACGTGGAAGTTGAGCACGAACTAGTTATCGCCAAAATAGAATGGAAGTAAACGACCTTACCGTACTGCCTCCCGCCGGCCAGCTGGAGCAACTGAAAGCCGCGCACGGCGACGTGCGCACGCTCACCCTCACCGACGATGAAACGGGCGAGACGGTGGCCGTGGCCTACCTCAAGCGACCCAACCGGCCCACCGTGGCCCGCGCCGTGTCGCTGCTCTCGCAAAGCAAGGTGCTCGAAGCCGGCGAGTTTCTGCTAGAAAACTGCTTTATCGGCGGCGATGAGCGGGTGCTGAAAGACGAGTGGCTCAAGATGAGCGCGGCCATGAAGGCCGTGGAAATCGTGAAGCTGCTCGACGGGGAGCTAAAAAAAAGCTAGTCCCCCTCTACGTCGACGCCCGCGAGCAGCACGACGGGCTGCGCAAGATGGATGCGTTCATCAGTCACTACCTCGGCATTCCGCACCCCGAGCTGCTCGACGAAGACACCTGGCAGGATAAGGCCGGGCAAGCCATCTGGCTGCACGAGCTGAAAAACCCCGCCAAATAATCACCCCCAGGGCCGGCCCAGCGGCCGGCCCTACTCATTTACTACCTGCCCGTGGGCTCGCTGCTTTCCTACACGCTCAAGCTAACCGACCTGTTCACCAACCCGCTGCGGCGGGCCGGGCAGGCCGGCGCGGCCGCCGTGAACCAGGTGACGCAGGCCGCGCAGCGGGCGGGCCGGGCAGGCGGGCAGATGGGCAGCCAGTTCTCGGCCGCCACGGCGCAGCTGGTGGCCAACTCGACCAAGGCCAGCACCAGCCTCACGGCGCTCGATATCAAGCTCAATACCCTGCGCCAGCAGCGGTCGGTGATGCTCGATACGTCCGACATCGCCCGCGCCAACCGGGAGATTCAGCGGGTGGAAGAGCGCATGGAGCACCTCGAAAACATAGGCCGCCGCTCGCGCGGGGGCGGCATGATGAGCGGGCTCATGGGCCTGGCGGCGGGCGTGGGCATCGCCGCCGGCGTGGGCGACATCGTGCAAACTACGGCCAAAATGCAGGGTCTGACCAACACGATTAACTACGCCTCGGGCTCGGCGAAAGAGGCCGCGGCCAACCAGGCGTTTCTAACCAAAATCATTCACGACCAGAAGCTACCTCTCGTCGAAACTCAGGAGGGCTTCCGGTACATGAGCGGGGCCATGATTGGCTCGCGGCTCCAGGGCGAGGCCACCCGCAAGATTTTCGAGGGCGTGAGTACGGCCGCTACCGTGATGCACCTTGACGCGCAGGCGGCTGGTGGGGTGTTCCTAGCGCTGGGCCAGATTCAGAGCAAGGGCAAGGTGCAGGCCCAGGAAATGACCTTGCAGCTGGGCCAGGCCCTGCCGGGCTCGCTCAAGATTGCGGCCAAGGCCATGAACATGACCACGGCCGAGTTCACCAAGAACATGGAGCAGGGCAAAATTCTCAGCGAGGATTTCCTGCCCAAGTTCGCGGCCCAGCTCAAAAAGCAGTTCGGCCCCGGCCTGGCCACCGCTACCAACTCGCTACAAGGCTCGCTCACGGAGATGAGCAACAAGATTATTGAGTTGAAGGTGAAGCTCGGTACCGACTTTTTGCCGGTTATCATGTGGAGCCTGGAGTTGGCCAGCCAATTCTTTGACCTGCTCAAGGGCGCCACGGGCTTCGTGCGCGAGCACGGCATGGCCTTTACGGTGGCCGGCTCTGCCATTGCGGCCTACGTGGTCTACACCAAGGCTGCCGCCGTGGGCACGGCCCTGTTTGAGGGCGCCATGTGGCTGCTCGACGCCGCGATGGCCGCCAACCCCGTGGGGCTCATCGTGGCCGGTATCGCGGCGCTGGTGGCCGGCGTCATCTACGCCTATAATAAAGTAGAGTGGTTCCGGGGCGGCATCTGGGCTTTTTGGGAGTCGATAAAGTTTGTGTTCAACAACATATCGACCTTGGCCAAGGCCGTGTTTGAGCACATCACGACCATCGCCAACCCCATGAACTGGTTTAAGGCGGGCGTGATAGAGCAGGCCAACCAGAAGCTAGCCGGGCAGCTCGTGGGCTTGGCTAAGGGCTGGGGCAACGCCGTGCGTAAGGGCTACGCCGATGGCGTGGCGGGCATCAAAACGCCCGACCAGAAAATGGAGGCGCAGCAGTATGCCAACGTGGGCGCACCCGGCGCGGGCGCGGGCCTGGGCCTCGACGATTCTAAAAAGGGCAAGAGCGGCGGGGCCACTGGCGGTCACGGCGTCACCCACATCACCATCAACGTGCACGAGCTGGCCCGCATCGAGCTACACGCCACTGGCCTCGCCGAGGGAGCCGAGAAAATCAAGCACCACGTCAACCAGGCACTGCTCTCAGTGCTCAATGACGCCAACGCCATGACCGTCGCCTAGCTATGCCCGACCTGACCCTAAACCTGCGCGCCATGACGGCCAGCGCCTTCGGCTACGCCGCGGGCCGCGACCCCAGCGGCTTTACCGTGGAGGGTGTTTCGGCGCTCAACGGCCGGGCCAATGTGGTACGCTACGCAGTGCCCGAGGAAAACGCGCTGCAAGCCAAGCCCGCCCACGACCTGTATGGGCTGCCGCTACCCCCCGACTTCGAGGGCACGGGCCTGCTGGGCCTGCCCGTGTTTGCCCGCGTCGACTTTCTGGCCCCCGCCGGCTGGGCGCGCCTGAGCCTGCTTGACCCCATCGTGGAAGTCGGCCGCCAGAAAAACATCGTCATGACCGACATCCAGGGCGGCGATGGCACGGTGAAGGAATTCATCTCGAAGGGCGACTACGCCGTGACCATCCGGGGCATCCTGGCTTCGGACCCCACGGATGGCCAGCACGCCCGGCGCTACCCCACCCGCGCGGTGCAGGCCCTGCAAGAGGTGCTGGAGCTGGACGAGGATATACCCGTGTCGGGCCGCCTCTTCAAGCTTTTCGGTATCCGCAACCTCGTGATACGCGACCACAGTTGGCCGCCGCTGCCGGGCTTCACCAACCTGCAAGCCTACGAGCTGCGGTGCGTGAGCGATAAACCGATTGAACTAGTGCTCAATCGCCCCGAGGGCGTGGCCGCGCTGCCTGCCTTCCGCCCCGCCAATGTTTAAGCTTACCTGCCATATCACTATCGGTCAGCTGGCCCCATTCACCTTCGTCAACGAGGTGGCGATTGAAAGCTCGTGGCAGAAGCTCACCGACACCTGCACCATCCGGCTGCCGCGTAAAGTCTCGATTATCGGGGCGCGCAGCCTGCCCGACGCGGTGAAGGTAGGTGACCGGGTGGAGGTAAAATACGGCTACGACAATAACCTGCGCACCGAGTTTGCGGGCTACGTGGTGGGTATCAAAACCGGGCCGCCGGCCGAGATTCAGTGCGAGGACGAGATGTATTTGCTCAAGCGCAAGCCGCTCACCAAGGCCTGGGGCAGTGTATCGCTCGATACGCTGCTGCGCTACGTGCGCGACCAGAATGAACTCAGCTTCGACATTCAGGCGCTGGGCGCGGCCGACTTGGGCAAGTTTACCATCAGCCAGGCCACCGGGGCGCAGGTGCTTGACGCGCTGCGCAAAGACTACGGTATTCGCTGCTGGTTTCGCGGCGGAGTGTTGATGGCCGGCGACCCTTACCAGCTGCGCGACAAAGCCGCTGAACACGTGCTGGCTTTTCGGCAGAATGTGGTGAGCAACGACTTGCAGTACGTGCGAGCTGAAGATGTGCGCATCAAGGTGCGCGCCATCAGCCACGTGCCGGGCAAGCGTAAGGGCAGCCGCAAGCGCCTGAAGGCCGAGTTTGGCGACTTACTTGACGGGGAGCTGCGCACGCTCAATTTCGTGGGTGTGGCGCAGGCCGACCTAGAAAAACGAGCTAGAGAAGAGCTAGCCCGCCTGCGCTTCGACGGATACCGGGGCACCATCACCACGTTCGGACTGCCGGCCGTGGAGCACGGCGACGTGGTGGAAATCCGCGACCCCGACTACCCCGAGCGCACCGGCAGCTTCGCGGCCGACAAGGTGAGCAAATCATTTGGCACCGGCGGCAGCCGGCGCGTCATCACATTAGGGCCCAAGGCATGAGCGAGCTAGTAGATTCTCTCGAACGCTTCTTAGCCCAGCGCCTGCCGCCTGTGCAGGTGATGCCCGGCACCGTGCTGGAAGTGCGGGCGGCTGACCAGGAATGCGACGTGGCGCGCGATGACGAGGGCGCCGACCTGCTGGGCGTGGCGCTGCTCAACGGCATCTACCCCGCCGTGGGCGCGCAGGTGCTGGTGGGGCTGGTGGAAAACCGGGTAACCGACACCTTCCTGATTGCCGCCGACACGGTGACTCATTTTCAGCTGGCTACTGAGCAGGAAAGCCTGCACACGCTGCTCAAAGACTTGGTGGCCGAGGTACGGGCCCTCAAGTTCACCACCAACATGGGGCCGACCATCGCCCTGATTACTGACGCGAAGTGGGCAGCGCTATCCGCCCGCATCGATAACCTACTCCTTCCCTGACCTATGCTGAATACCAATGCTGCCGAGGCCCAACTGCTGGCCATTCTCGATGACCAGGCCACGCGCCTCGACCGGCCCGAAAAGGCCCGCCAGGACTTTGCCCGCGACCTCGTGGCCGTGATGGCTGACCTCATTCGCTCGGGCACCGTGAGCGCTACCGTGGGCGTCACCACGTTCGGCTCGGCTACTACGCAGACGGGCCAAGTCATCATTAACAACGGCAAAATCGCGTAATGCCCGCCGCTACCGACCTGTTGCTCGACGAGAACTACGACCTGGCTTTTTCGCCCGGTGGCGACCTGGCCGTGGGCGAAAGCGACGCGCAGCACATCGACCTGCTACTGCGCACCAGCCAGGGCGAGTGGCGCGCCACGCCGTTGGTGGGCATTGGGCTGCTGCGCTACCTGCTTTCGCCCTACGGCCCGGCGCAGGCGGGCGCGCTCAGCCGCGAGGTGGGCGTGCAGCTGGTGCAGGATGGCTACCAGGTACTGGAGCTGGACCTGGCCGATTTATCCACCGCTACCATCAACGCTGAGCGCCCGTGAGCCAGACGACTATTTCCGCCGGCCAGTCGCTCGTCGACGTGGCCATTCAGGAGTACGGCAGTTTGGAAGCTCTTTTCGACCTGGCCGACGCCAACGACTTGGCTATTACCGATGTGTTGACGCCCGGCCGGGTGCTGGTGGTGCCCAACTCAGCGGCCACCGTGCCCGCGCTGGTGGACTACTTCCGCCAGCGCGGGCTACGCGTCAACACGGGCGCGCCAGTGCCCCCGCTGATTCTGCTGCGCCGCGACTTTAAGGCAAAAGACTTTCTTATTCAGGACTTTAACTAATTATGGAGCCGATAATTGATATTAACGCGCTGACCGAGAGCATGGAATTGCTGCTAGCCAGCGACCAGGAAATTCCGGCTTCCGACCTGCGCCTATTTCAGGCACAGATGATTGCCGGCCTCGCCGTGCTCAATGCCCGCACTCGCGGTAACAAGATAATTTACACCGCCGGCCCGCCTAGCAACGCGCTGGGGCAGCCCGGTGACCTGGGCATAAACAAGCTGGCCGGCGATTTCTACGAGTTTAAGGCCGGCCGCTGGGAGTTTCTGTTTAACGTCCTGCCGCGGGCGGTGGCCAAACAAAGCGGGGCGGCCTTTCGGGAGCAGCTGGGCAACGGCCGCACCAGCTGGCTGCTCAGCCCCGACCTGGTAGCAATGCCGGAGCGGCTGCGCCTAGTGCGCCTGGCCGTGCCCATTGCCGTACCCGCGCCCGCGCCGGTGGTAGGCCCGCCTGGCATCGACGCGCCGGGCCCGGCCTTCGCCCCCACCACCTACGCCGCGAAGCCGACCGCGCCGCAAATCGTGAAAATGACTCGCCGGGCCGGCCCCGGCGAGTCGGTGCTGCTGAGCGTGGCCGGCGCCGCTGATTTTACGGAGGCCTTTCTCTATTCGGGCGGCAACCTCTACCACGCCACCGGCTACGCCCGCGATAATGCGGCCGTGTTTCAGCTGCCAGCCGATATGGCCGACCCCGCGGCCCTATTCTGGATTAAGAACGCGAGCGGCGAAAGCACCAGCGTGCTACTTAACTGTGCCCAATTGGATTGGGCAGAGCGGCATATTACCCCGGGCCTGGTGTGCTACCTCTACGGTAAGGAGCTCACCGGCGCGAAGGTGTACATGCAGCTGCAAGCCGGTGGCCCGGTAGTTGAGTGTGAGGTCGTAGAAAATAACGGCTTTAAACTCGGCTACCGGGTGCCCGACTTAGAGCCGGGCGCGGTGTGGTTGTGGGCCCACGCCGGCCGGGGCGGGGCACTCGGATGGAGTGAGCGCCGGGCGGCCGACCTGCAAACCAACGCCACCCACCACCGCACCCGGGCCTGGGCCGGCCCGGTGGCCACCGGCGTGCTCGACGCGGCCGCCACCGACAACGGCGCGCGCGTGCGCAGTGTGCTGCGCACGATTTACGACGAAGGCCGCGGCTACGGCACCGGCCGCCTCAACGCCGGTTCCTTTGGCATTGAGCGCTCGATATTCTGCCCGGGCGGGGCGGGCCGGCTCATCGGCGCCAAGAACGACGCCGGCGAGCCAGCCACGGTGCTTTACCCGGCCGCGGGCTTTGAGAGTGAGGGGTTCGGCCTATTCGGCAGCCCGTTTGCGCAAACCGATTTTATCGTTGAAAATATCCATTTCACGAATCCGAACGGCATCAATGTGGGCGGCGATAACGTGCTGGTGCAGTTTAAGCAATTCAAGCGCGTATCCTTCCGTAACTGCTGGATAACCAACCCCAACGGCGAAACTTTCAAGTTTGGGGCAAATCCAGATGATGCCGCCAAAGGCGAGCAGGTGTACATCAGCGACATGCGGCAAACCGGCAGCGGGTGCTCGATGCTTGAAAGCGTTTGGCTCTACGTGCACGGCGGGAGCTACGCGGCCCGTAATGATGCCGATTCGATGTATAACAATACCGGCGCGCAGTGTTACGACTTTAGCGGCCTGACGGTGGGCGACTTCAACCCGGCCAGCACGGAGCTCAGCGAGGTGGGCATTGGGCGGGTGCTGAAGGCCGGCCTCAACTCGGGCAGCATGGAGTGCGGCTATATGGGCGATGTTACCGGCCTGGGTATCGGCCCGCTGCCTAACATTCCCTCAGCCCCGCAGGGCGACCCCAGCGGGCAGGATAAAAACACCGGCGAAATCCACATGATTGAGGGGGCCTGGGTAACGGCGCAAGGTTTCCCGACCGCGCAGGGTACGCGCACGCTCACCTTTGAAGAAACCTTCACTAACCCCGGCCAGCAGCCTTACCAGCTCAAAACGCCGGGCTCAGCCATCCCAGGCCGGCACCTGGTGCAGATTCAGAGCGGCCCCGGCCGCGGGCTCTGCTTTGGGCTGGCGGCCTTGTCGGCCGATGGCCACACGCTCACGCTCGACGCCGATATTCCGGTGCAGCTCGATAGCACCAGCCGGGTAGCGGTGGGCCTGTTTCACCGCACGGTTACGATGGTATACTGCCGCTTTACCGGCCGCGCCGGCGTGGCCACCGGCGACCAATTCAGCGCCCAAACGGGCGGGCAGGTGTACGGCGGCGGGGTAGATTGGACCATTGAAAACAATGACTTTGAGGCGCTTTATAACGGCGTAGTAATCAGCGGCACGCAGGAAAGCGATAATAGCGTGGCCGCCTCGATGTTTATCACGGTCCGCGGCAACAAGGTGAATAAATGCCGGCGGGCGCTGCTGCTGTACGCAGTGCCAAACGAGCGCAGCAATTGGAGTTTCAGCACTACGGCAATCTTTGCGGTAAACTACACAAAGAACGTAGTAACTGATTCGATGCTAGGCGATTTGGGACTGGAATCGCCCCGCGATGCGCGCGAGTGGGCCCTGTGCCCGGTGCCCCCGGTTGATTATTTGGTTTCTAGCACGCCCTGGGCGGGCACCATCCAAAATTTCTATCGCGCGGCGGAGGTTGGCCAGAGCCCCAAACCGCTCTACCCGGGCACCATCAGCAACATGGTAGTGCAGCCGGCCGCGGGGCCGGGCCTGGTGCCGCAGCCCGTTACGGGCGTGCCGCTACCCTTGCCGGTGGGCTTTGCCTTCAGCGGCCCGGTGCTCAGCTACGTGGCCGGCTGGCCGCACATCATCGCCTTTTTGAATCAGGGCGATGAGCTGGTGCCGTTGGCGCGCACCGTGGAGGCCAGCGCTGGCACGGCGGCCGGCCCGGTGGTTGATGCCTACACGCGGACCGAAAGCGATAACCGCTTTGCCGACCGCGCCGCCCTGCTGCAGCTGGTGCAGGACGTAGCGCAGCAGGCCCTCGATATCGGCACGATGGCCGACCTCTTAGATGGGGACAGCGGCAGCCTGGTGGAGGCCGTGAACGAGTTGGCCGCGCAAAAGTCCAACACGGCGGCCGTGCTCACAGCGGGCGGTGATTTTACCCCCTATTTCGGCGCGCAGCAGGCGGCTGATGCCGCGGTGGCCGGCAGCACGGTGATGCTGCGCGGCTACCTGCAGGCGGTGGATTTTAGGAAATCGCTCACCGTCGATGCTACCGGGGCCAACTTTGGGAGCAATCAGGTGGGCTTTTTACCCTATCCTAGCCAAGCGGTGCCCCTCATTGCGCGGCTGCGCGGGGGCACGGGTAATTACCGCATGGCCGTTATTCGGCAGAATGCGACGTGTACGCTAATCGTGGAGGATTACACCTTTGGGCCCGCCGCCTGGTTTGAGCTGTTCGGCTTGTTTACCGATAGCACCCACGTAACGACGGTAATCCTACGCCGCTGCCGGGGTACGCGCTCCTTTGGCATTAACAACCCTAATCAGAACGGAAATATTGCGTTTCAGTGCCGCTCGGAGGTAGGCCAACGCATGACGGTAATCTTAGAAGACTGCCCGATAACCAGTGAGATAGGCGAGATTTTTTCGGGCTTTGTGCATCCTGATTGCCGAATTATACTCCGCGGCACGACGACGCTCACCCCTCGCGCCGGCTCCCCCCTTTCTACCCTCACAACGCTGAACGGGGCGGGGGCGGTGGTACCGGCCGATATGGCCACGATTTTAGTCGATGAGCGCCCAAAAAGCACCATCATCATGCGGGTGGGCAGCAAAAATGTGCAGGCGGAGCTCGTGGCGGCCGGGACGGGCTATGATTGGATTTACACAGAAGTAGCTTAATATGGCCCGCTCTATTTCAACCATCCGGGCAGCCATTGCTGCCGACCGCGCCACCCGCCGCGAGCTCGACGGGCTCAACAGCCCCAGCGCCACCGCCGTTTACCTGCTGATTGAATACGTGGTGGCCCTGGCACATTGGGCCCTGGAAACGATTTTCGACCGGCACAAGGCCGATGTTGATGCGCTGATTGCCGCGGCCCCCGCGGGTACGCCTGATTGGTACGCGGCCCGGGCCCTCGAATTTCAGCTAAATGATACGCTGGTGCTGCTGAGCACCGGCAAGCCAGGCTACGCCGCCGGCACCACCGGCCCCAAAATCATTACGCGCAGCACGGCCAAAGAGAACGACCTCACCGGCAAGCTCTTTATTAAGGTGGCCAAAGATGGCCCGGTGGCCGGCACGCTGGCCGCACTGGCCGCGGCGGAGCTGGTGCAGGTGCAGGCCTATTATAAGCGGCTCCGCTTCGCTGGCTGCCGGTTGGAGGTGGTGAGCCGCTCGGCCGACCGCCTGCAGGTAACGGCGAATATTTACTACGATGCCCTGCTAAACGTGCCCACCTTCCGGGCGGCCGTAGTGGCCGCGGTGCTCGACTACTTGGCACGGCTGGACTTCGCCGGCATGGTGTACCTGAGTGCGTTGGAGGATGCGATTCAGCAGGTGCCCGGGGTGAAAGATGTGCAGCTGGTGCAGGTGGCCGCCCGCACTGGCACCGCGGCGCCGGTGCTCATTCCCCGCGTCTACGAAACGGAAGCCGGCTACATCGTGGCCGAAGATTTGGCCGGCTTCACGCTGGCCGATACGCTGACCTTTATCCCGTTCTAGTAAATGGCCAAGCAAAGCTCCAATAAGCGCTACCGGGTAAATATTGACTACCTGGCAGAGCTGGCCCTGCCGGCGCTGCTGCGTAAGCCAGTGCTAAAGGCCTGGCTGAAAGCGCTACTGCAGCCCTTGCGGCAGCTCTACACTACGTTTCTACTCTACGCGGAGGCCTGCCGGATTGAGCTCAGTTATTCCAGCATTACGATAGTGCTCGAAGGCGCCCTAAACGACCAATTCGACCCGACCGCGCACCGGATTATCATCGATAACAGTGAAAGCGAGCTAGACGCGCTTTATATCAACTTCTTAGCAGAGCAGCAGCCCCCGAAATATATCCTTTTCGCGGCGGAGTCGCCGCCCTGGGTGTACTGCTTCCACTATGCTGAGTTTACGAGCCAAATCGATTTCACAGTGCATGTTCCGGCGCTGCTGCAAACGCCGCAGCGCACCGACCAGCTGAACGCCCGAATCCGCCATTTTAAACCAGCTACCCGCCGTTACGCCCTCTACTTCGACTTATAACAATGCAAGAAATTAAAGCTGAAAACGGCGGCCGGCCGTTTGTGAATGATGATTTGCTGCTGCTGCAGCGCGAGCTCACGGCTGCGGTGCAGGCGCAATTTCTGGGCCGCGGGGCCTTCATCCTGAGCGGCTGCCGGGTGAGCGGCCCGGCCACCGGGGCCACCATCACGCCGGGTATCGTGTGCCTGGATGGTCAGCTGCTGCGCTACTATGGCCAGAGCAACGCGCAGCTGCCGGCGCAGCTGCAGGCCAGCCCCTACGTGCTCAGCGACCCGCGCACCTACCAGACCGGCGGTACCAAGAACTGCCAGCAAGAACGCCCAGCGGTTTTGGTGACTAGTAACCCGGCCTACACCGGTGGGGAGTTCCTTCCACTTGATACCTGGGGTGGCAAGCGCTGGGAAGATGTGCAGCGCGCGCAGCAGTGGGAGCTGGGCGACGTGAAGCCCACGGCCAACTTGGTAACGGCCAACTACGATGCGACGGGCCTGGGCAAGCCCGGCACCCCCGCCTGGGGCTGGGGGCTCTGCAACGGACAGGGCGGCCGGGCCGACCTCAGCGAAAAGTTTATCGTGGGCGCCAACCCCGCCAACCCTACCTACGCCTTGGGGGCCACGGGTGGGGAAGCGGAAGTGACGCTCGACATCAGCCAGCTTCCCAACCACCGGCACGGGTTGGGCCTGCGTTACGGCCAAAGCAACAGCGGGCAGAGCGGCAACATCGTGCGCACCGATAGCCGCAACGATGGCGCGCTGGGCGCCACCGAGGCCACGGGTGGCGGGCAGGCGCACAATAACCTTCCTCCTTTCTACGCGCTGGCCATGCGCCAATGGGTAGGATATTAGCAAAGCGCCCTAGTCAATTAGACTAGGGCGCTTTGCTAATATCTTAATAGAAAGAAGGCATCAGTTTTATCGCTGTCCCTTCGGGACGCTTGGCCCAGTTATTATGTATGGCGTTATAATAAGGGAGCCAGTAACGTTGTTGGGCATCTTGTATTATTCGCTGGTATTCCGTTTCAGCTCGCAGCTTTCGCCATTGCTTGCCGTAGTAATTTGCAAAAACGAAATCTATAGCTAGTATAACATCAAGTGGAGGGTGCGGCAGGCGTGGGGACTCTAAAAGTAAATGAGAGCCGAAGAAATTATCTTCTCCTGCTTCCCATACTTTTTTTCCCCCATACTGCCAGTGGTATCGAGGATGAGCGAAGCTGCTTTCCTTTTCTTTCTTTGAGTTGTCATCATCCTTCTTGATATTTTTCTTTTCCTTGGGCCCTTCAGTAGCTTCATTTCTTTTGGGGGGCGGTGGATGACTGTCTAAGTGCCAAGCACAAAAGATAGGGCCTGCCTCAATTCCAGACCACTCTGTAATAACTATATTCACGGCTAAGTGCTGCATAGAGTCTTCGTGTTCAGCTAATAGAAGCTTACCACTAGCTTCTACTGATAGAATAGCCCTATACTTCTTAGAGGAAACATGGCGAGGACGCACGTGGTCTAAGCCAGCCTCTTTAAAGGTGATGATAGGAAAAGACAGCTTCTTGAGATTAAACGCCCAATCTGTTGATTTTGCTGGTATCTTGCTGCATTCGCCAGCTAGGTATTCGATTGCGGCACTATCAAAAACAGGGTCAATCTTGCGTAATACGGCAATTAGTTTTCTAAGAGCAGTAGCATAGTTTCCTCCTGATTTCATTGCATTGACCCTTTCGCTAGTGCTTTATCTTCGTTGTAACGCTCCCAATCTAATGCATCTATTCCTATTCGCGCAGCTACCTTACCACCACTGAGCTTGCCGTGCAATGATACGTATTGTGTCAATTGCCAAGGGTAGAGTTGCCGGTCAGCTACGTACCCCTCGAAAGGGTCTAGCGGATGTCGTGTAATTTGGCAGATAGTCCAAAAAGAGGAGGAATTAGCTAATTCTATTGGTTTTGCAGCCTTTATATCAGTCCGGCCAGTTATGTAGTTGATGAATGCAACACGCTGTTCAGCTGTCAGCTCTCGCAATGGCCCTGGACAATCGGGTAACGATTGCCATACAGTTTCCACACTAGACATCCACCAGCATGACCACCCCTCAGAAAAAACCCCTTTATAGCGGGTACCAGGCAATAGTTGGTCTACCAACGCTTCAAAGTCGTTGTCTGAGAATGTATCAATTGCAATTCCCAGTCTAGCTGCTAGAATCTCACTGTCTACTAAGGCATTATTCGGCATAGCCAACAATTGCCGGTGAATAAATCGGGCTTGCTCGTAGATGGAAATTTCGCTCATTGGTAGCATAAGAGGCTTCAATAAGCGAGGGTCTAGTTGGTCAAATTGCTCTGCTTGAAGATTCAGCAATTCAACGACTCTTGGCATATCACGAGTTGTTAAATTGTCGATATACATATAACCCTCTGCCAAAGCTACCAGCTTGCGAGCTAATTTGGCTGCATATGACTGATTTCGTTCAGCAAGTTTTTCTTTATAAATGGTAAAGTCGAATAAGTCATGACTAGTATCGTCTGGCCAGTAAGAAATGCTTAACTTTTGGTCGTTTGACCATAAAACTAATGGTCGAGCTGGGAATGTGTTCTCCGCAACACGGGTATGAATTTCTTGAACCAGTGCAGGAGCTCGGTATCGAGCGGCGCTACCCATTCCATCTAACCTTAAGTCGAGAAGCAGGCCATTGAAGTTGTGTTCAAGAATTTCTCGCTTGAGGCTTTCAACTTCATTAGAAAAGTCTTCAGGCACTCGTAAGGTTGTATTTATTCGTTCGTCTTGACGCTGGATGAATGCTAAATAAGCTTCCGTTTCTGCGTTGCGCTCGTCATCAACGCACAGGTAATTAACTGTTTGTTTCATCTGGTTGGTAAGCTGGAAATTCTACCCGAAAGCAAGTTGTGTAGCTGGCAGGAGCGTTAGTAAGGTAAATTTCGCCTTCATAGACGTCCACTATATCGGCCACAATCTTCAGACCGAGTCCGCTACCTTGTGCTTCTTCAGCTAAAGTACTATCTCGACTGCTAGGGGTAGAGGTGGTAAAAAAGGCATTAAAAATTCTATCTGTGAACTCAGGGGATATACCATCACCGTCATCAGCAAATTCCATAAATACTAGCTTGTCATCCCCCCCAACGCGCAATAGCATTCGTTTCTGGCTACGAGGATTACGGCCAATTGCCTTTACGGAGTTAGAATAAAAATTAAACAGAATAGAATTCAACTCAGAGGAGTGCATGGGTGGGGTGAATAGTTCATAGCCTCTAGCTTCAAAATCTAGATTTAGACCCACCCGCTTGACAGAAGGAGCCATTGCTTCCACAAATTCGCGGCCGATGGCGCGCAAATCCTGCGGATTGAGCTCACGGTTTACATTGTCAGCTACTGTTTGGTAGAAATAGCCTGAATATCCTCTTATTCGGTCTAGGTTAGCTGCTAAATGGTCTAATATTTTCCCTTCGACAGCTTCCTTAGCAATTAGCTCTTGTAGGTGATTCGTATTAAGCTGCGCTGCTCCTAGCGTCTGTTTAATTTCATGCGTAAACTCGCCGATGACCAATCCTAATGTCGCTAGTACTCGCAGCATTCCAACCTCCTCTAAGAAATGGGAGTTTGTCGCTTCCAGTACTCCATGAGCAGTCTTAGCTAGTTCTGATACCGCTGCTTTAACCTTAGCCAGTGGGTCAATAGCACTTGAAAGCTGAGGATTTTCGAGGCTCGAAGTTTTCGTACCTTTTTCTAGGTTGGTTTCCGCCTCAGTGATAGCATCATCTACGGCGCTTACTGCCGCATCTATCTCCGCAGCCGGCGTATTCTCCAATACATCTGCTTCCTTATTTTTCCAATTTTTCTGTCCGCGAGTTGTTTTGATACCCCTAACCTCGCCTGACCTTATTGCTGCGGCCAGTAGTACGCGGCGCGTAAATTCCTGTAACTCCTTAAATGCGTTATTTTCAATTAGACCTTCCCTATTTGTCAATTCCTCGAATAGCTTATTATCTGGGTCTAATAATTCTACAAAACCAAAGAAATTAGCATTTGCGTGCTGCGGTAATATAGTTCGCACTGCGTTAGAATTATCCAGCCCAGTCCAATCGTTACCTCGCTCTCCATATGGGGAAACTCGAAACCCATTGCGGTAAACCCGTACGCCACCCTGGGCACGGCGAAGCTCTTCGATAGGGGTTCGAAGTAGTTTAGGAATGTGAGAAGCTCCCTTTTGGCTAACAAAATAATAAGCTTTCAACGCAACGCGACGCAAAGAAAGAAACGGTTTTGTATTTTCTGTGTCGCTACCAATCGATGAGATTTCTTCTTCGATTTTTAGTGGTATTGATTTGATTGACCAAACACCTTCGCCTCGTTCGTCAACGTATCCCTCAATTACAGCTAGGGCATGAGCAAAAATATTTTTTTCTTGATTAGCAACAAGTGTTTGTGCCTCTCCTGATTTAGAGAAAAGGGTTATTTGAAAACCAGGGTCAGGTAGGTAAAGAGTTGACTGCTTTGACTGAACTGGAGGACTTTTCTTCTTAAATCGTTCAATAGGAAAAGGCTGTAAAACTTCAGCAGAGTATCGATAAACCCTATTCTGTTCCGCTTCGCTCCAAGAGTCGCGTAAATGGCGAATTAGCAGCGTAGTCCCTTCTTCCCGTTCCTTAGGTACACGCTCTACGATGCTAGGTATATTGCCTAGTTCTAGCCCGCTTTGAAACGCATCCCATGTGGTGCGCATACGTAACGCGTGGTCAGATTCTAGCGTCTGAGTAGTCAGCAGTAACTCAGCACCAAGTCGCTGTACAGAGAAACGGCCTAATCCCTTCCGCCCCGCCCGCCGCCGGCCATATCGCTCCGAAACAGGATGATTAATCTTATCGGCTGATGATATCCTCATGAAGCCGTTCAAGAGTTGTTCTTGACTCATTCCTAGACCGTTGTCTTCAATCTTGAGACTGCCTCCAGATTGGTACGTATCAGAGAATGTAAGGGTAACAGTAGTCGCATCCGCGTCGAATGCATTTTTTATTAACTCTGCTACTGCTGTTTCTTGTTTACCAACTAATTCTTGGCCTAGGCGATTGATGATGCCCGCATCGGTAGAGAAACGCAGAATCTGTATGCCGCGACCAGTCAATTCGGCAAGGATAGCCTGAGCAGCTTCGGAATTTGGCGGGGATTGGCTATTGGCCTCATTCAACGCCTGTTGTAGAGCTTCCGGAGTGTACTCAGCTAGCTTCATAGTCTTAGCGTTTTCGTTGCCTAGTCGCGCGTAAAGCTAACAGACCGGCTTCTAATACTTCGTTGTCATGAGGCGTAAGTAATCCTTGCGCTATTAAAAATTCATCGGCTACTTTTCGAGCAGCATCCAAATTACTAAGCCGTAATTGGGCATCTACCTTTCTATAAGCCTCAATTGTATCAAACTCAACGGGAGTAGTTGGTAATAACAATCCCAACCTTAATACCTCGGATGGTTCTAGTTTCAAGGCGCTAGAACCATGATTGCGGCCTACAACTTCGGCTGAGAATTGACTAAAAGTACTTTGTAGCGATAATGCTACGTACCTCTTGGTAACAGTGGAGGCTTGTGATGAGAACCAAACCCGATACACTGTATTTGTGCAGGTTGTATTTGCGCCGTTTAAGAGCAGTACTGGTCCCTGGGAACTCATACTGGAGAAAAAAGCATCAGGATTTAGTTCATCATTCACCTGATGCCATACTGGTCTCTTACTAAACGTGTAATTAGTTGACCTTTGATGAGTTGGATAGGAATTCAAATATGCAGTCAAGGAGGGCTGGGGTGCAGCACCAGTTGTGTCTATCAAAAGGCATCGAGCTCCTGACTCAACCAAATTTTCTAAGTCTTGTGCACGAACTTCCAAGCCACTAAAGTGGACAAGCCTAGCGATAATTGGCTTAAGGACTCCCGCTGGAAGCTGTTGGTCTTTTGCCTGAGTCTGGTTTATAACAAAAAACTTATTGTCTCCAGTAACTAGTCCGATTTTTATTTTAATTAGTTGGCTTAGAGTGCGATGATGTTCTGACGTCGTCAGATTTGAATAGCACTGGGCGACATGCGGCGCAGCTAATAGAAGAGATGCATGCTGATTCCACTGTTGACCTACTGACTCGCCAAGGGTCCAGCGGCCGATAGTCTCAGAAAGCTCATGAAGATTTTTGGCTGCTGTAAGGCGCATAGGCTCAGTACGCCCTGATTGAAACCCCTCACATAATAAGATAACACTACTTTCCTCTGTTCCCTCATCTAAGAATAATCGCTCATCGAGCGACACAGCTAGCGTCTTATCGAAATAAGATGCCACTATATCACGTAGTGGCTGAGAATAGTCAGCATGCAAGAATCCGCTTGGTAAAATCCAAGCCATTCGGCCACCTTGCTTCATGAAGCTGAGGCTATGCACAACAAAAAATGCCCACAGGCTACCTTTTTTTCTGAGTTTATGGCCAGCAGGGGTAGTAATCATACCCGCTGCTACTCGTTGTTCAGCTAGCATCGTGTGCCACGAAACATAGGGCGGATTACCGATAACGGCATCCACCCCAGCAATACAGAAGTCACGAAGCGCTACGCTCAGAAAATCTTGTTTCTTGAATCTACTATCCTTAAGAGTATTAGGGAGTAGTTCTTGTAAGTGTTCGAAAGCGCGAGAGTCAACGTCACAGCCATATAACTGCTCGGTTGATGCCGTGGCACCTAACTGCTGGAAGCGTTCTAACGCAGCATCCAAGAATCCGCATCCACCAAAGCTAGGTTCTAAGACCAAGTCAGTAGGTTTTCTAATTGCCCAGCCAGCTAACAGGTGCGTAGCAGCATCGGGAGTATAGAATATACCGTTCTGTTTTTTGTGGTCTAGCCCCTTGCGTATATCTTTTTTAGTTTCCGACTGTGCTACGGAATTCTTAGCGTCATCTAGATTGTTTTCTATGCAATCATCCAGTGCTACAGTTGGTAGCATGTCTTGCTCAAGCAT